ATGACCCTGGAGGTTGCCTACCCGTATGTCGGCGCGAGCAAGGAGCCTCGGCCGATGACCGCCCAGCAGGTTTGGGGCGTGGCTGGCCAAGTTCGCCGGCAGCTGACGGCACGACCGAATGTGCCCCGGCTCGATCTGGAGCGCGTGACGCGCGCGACGGGAGGCATGTCTGTGAATGGCACCGCTGTTTCCATGCAATGGGACCTTGAGCGGATCATCCGCGATAGCCAGGGTCGTCAGGCACTCGGCGTTACGGAAGCCGATCCGGCGGTGCCGGGGATTGTGCTGATCAGCCTGAACGCCGAGCTGATCGCTGACCGGGACTACCTGAAGCGATCGACGCTGGCGCATGAGCTCGGTCATGCCGTGTTCGATGGCCCGTCGATGCTGCGCCAGGCGGGTAAGCCGGCTTTCGCGATGGTAACGCCGGACGAAGGGCACCTGGAAACGGCGGTCCGTGGACGCAATGGCATGGACTGGCGCGAGTTCCGTGCCAACGAGTTCATGGGCGCCCTGTTGGTACCTCGGCTTCTGCTCCATCGCGAACTGATCCGCCATTCGATCGCATTGGGACTTGCGCTGCGGGACGCGGGCGAGAGCCAGCCGGTCCTGGACAAGAAGAGCGATCCTAGTCGTGTCGAGGGACTGTTGGTCGATCTCGGCGAACGATTCGGCGTTTCCGCGACATTCATCGAATACCGGCTGCATCGCTACGGCCTCGTTTACTGAGGGGCGGCGGTCCGGGGGACTGTCTTCGTCCCATGTCGGCTTGACGTGAAGGCACAAGGGGGAGGAGGGGAACATGCCACTGCCGCAGAAGCGTTGGTTCCGCATCGCCGAGGTTGCAAAACGCTGGTCGCTCGCCACGAGCGACCTCGAAGACTACGCCCTGGACGAGATGCTTCAGCTCTCTGTGTTTGTGGTCGACCTTCCAGCGGAGATGGGCAGCTGGGAAGGAAACCGGCCCGGTGAAGGTCCGCTGTTGCAGGATCTGCCGATCCTGAACGGCCCCCAGCCGCTGCTGCGCAGCAACCTGCTGGCGATCTTCCGCGATGAGCAGGCGGAGGTTCGAGCGTTTCGGAGCCAGCAACCCAACACCTACCTGCACATCAGGTCGGATGTAACGGCGATTGTGGTGCGTCGTGACGATCTGATCGTGACGCGCGAGGAACGCGACCGCTTCGAGCGCGAGCACGGCGCCTCGGCACCCATCGACGCTCTCCCCGACGCGGAATTTTCTCATAGTGAGGACTTCACCAAAGTCCGTGTGGCTGGCCAATGGCATAGCTTCGGACCGAAGCAGGCAGCCGTGCTGCGTCTCCTGAAACTTGCGAGTGAGGCGGACGATCCATGGCGCGATGGCAAGCGACTGCTGGGCGATGTCGGGGCGACGACGTTGCGGCTCGCCGATTTATTCAAGCGCAGGCCGGTGTGGCGCCAGCTGGTACAGGCGGACGGTAAGGGGTGTTATCGATTCACCGCGACGGCACTGTCCCCGGAACGCCGCCGCATCAGCCTGTTCCGCGGGACCGGCCGCGTCCTGCCTCGAGAGTCTCACGTCTTGATGTGAGCTTGTCCCGCGTTGTGGATGTCGTTGCAGCATTCGGATTGTTGGATGGTCTTGATTGCCGACGTATCGCGAGACGCCTTCTCCCTCCGGAATCCCCTTCGATTACTTCGAGACATGAACTACCTCGCTAACGAGTTGGCAATTCCGTGGAGTCGAGGCTCAGTATACCCAGGTCAGCGCACTTCTTTACGCCGATAAGTCGCACAACTGTCGCGGCCTGCTTGGCCGTCAGCCGAAAAACTTCATTGGCGGGGTCCGCGGCAGGTAAGACAGTTGCGAGCTGGCTGACCATGATGTCGCAAGAAACCCCGTTCTCGATGAAGCCATTGACTCCATCGACGGTGACTCGACGGGGGAGATCGCACGGCCCATCCAAGAAGACACTATTGGCGGCTGCAGAAGCGGCGAGTGCCGCCGCCTGGCGGAGTGATGGGTCCATCTTGAGGCGATTCTGCTGGGTCGCTTTCGGGATGAACTTCTTGCTTACGGGCTTGAGCACGGCTGATCGCATTGGTGCGATTGCCAGCACAAAGCGATTTAAGGCAGCCTGATCGGGGTTGTTCTCCGGGATGCCCGAAAGCGTAGCTCTGTGCTTCTCCTTGGAGAACGGGGAAGGGGCTTCGAGAGAGCGGCCACCTGGCGCTCGGTTGGTGAGTGAGCCGCCTTCGTGAAGACGTCCGAATAGTTTGATCAGTTCCTCTTCCCGCTGATTGATTGCATTGCCGTCATCACTCACAAAATCAATCTCGTACGTGAGCCCTTTGCCGGCCCGCCAGATTGAACGGATCACATTCAGCTTATGGTCGTTGGTTTTCCAGTTGTTTGCATGCCTAGCTTCGTTCTCATGGAAGAAAACGCGAGCCCCCTTGCCTTGACCAACGTAGAAGGGGCGGCCGTCGGGCCGGCGTAGGATGTAAATGTAGTTGTGGGAGACGCTGCGGAGGAAGCCCTTGCAGTCCGCTTGTACTCCGACGAATAGTTTTCCGGTTTCGACCCCAAGTAGCGCCATCGTTCGGTTTAGCACTCTCTTCATTTCCGGGCACTGTACCACAAGTGCCGTGGCAAGAGGGGCGCTCCAGTACCCTGGAGCTGTGTTGGCAACACTGCCGACGACGAACTGTGGTGACCGAGAGACTCTCGATATTGGAGCGCGACGAAAGGACGATCGGTTGTGCTTGATTGTTCGCTGTTGCGACAGGCCCAAGTGCAGCTGGCTTGCCACGGCGGTTTGGGCTTTTCCACAGGGGTGGGACGCTTGTTCCATTCTGATCCCCTAGGTCCGCTGCTGATCCCACCCTCTTCCCATCCTTGATCACCACCTAGTCTACACGACATCCCACGCCTCGATGCTGGATCCTCTCTCCGTCAACAGATGGAGCGGGATCGAGGCGATGGAACGGATCGAAAGTCTCAGCAGCAAATTGCTCGGACGGCGATGGGGCCTCAGCCATCGGACGCTGGAGCGCTGGCGCCATGACGGAACCGGTCCTGCCTTCCTGAAGATCGGCGGCCGGGTGGTGTACCGCCTGGAAGACGTCCAGGCCTTTGAGAGCACCCTTGTTCGCCAGCCCGTAAAACCTGGCCACGCACCAGAACCGAGCCGGGGGCCGCGATGAGCGGCCCGGCACCCGCGGTCACCGTGCTCGACGAGGTGCAGTTCTGCGCCTGGGTGGCGCAGGGCAAGGCTGGCGACATGTTGGCCTACCACCAGGGGTTCCTCGCCGTCGATCTTGGACCGCTCAGCCGGACGCTGCCCGAGGCCCAGCGCATGGTGCTGAACCGTATGCGCACTCGCGCCTTCAGCCTTGCCCAGCGCGGCTTCCTGCACCTCGTGCAGCATCGCCTCGCGCCCGACCAGTTCCTCTACGTCGCGATCGTGCGGCCTCGCGCCAGTGCGGCGCCGGTTCCGCTCGCAAAGCTCATGTCCACGGAGAACGGCTGATGTCGAACTTGTCCAATCGTCCAACCCTGGACGCCATTCGTACGATGCCGGTCGGTGAGGTCGCCGCGCTTCCGGCCGAGTACCTCGCACTACTGCAGCAGGAGGCGGCTGCCGCCCTGAAGACGGCGAAGATCGTCGTAGACTGGATCGATGGTGCCATCGCTTTGCGCTTCGCCGACCACGTTCAGGCGCTGCGTCGCGAGGCCGGCAAGGACACCGGCACTGTCCGCTTCGATCGGGACGGCGTGACCGTCGTGGCCGACCTGCCGAAGAAGGTCGACTGGGACCAGACCCTCATCGCGGGTGTGGTCGAACGCATCCGCGCCGCCGGCGACGACCCCAACCAGTACGTCGACGTCGCGATCAAGGTGCCCGAGCGCAAGTACACCGCCTGGCCCGAGAACATCCGCGCCGCCTTCGCGCCCGCCCGCACGGTGAAGACCGGCAAGCAGACGTTCCGGCTCAGCCTGGGCGAGGAGACACACCCCTAGATCGAAGCAAAGCGGCGGGGTCGCCCCATCCGCAAGGACGGGCAGGCATCCCTTCGGCGCCCGGTCAACGCCCCGCCGCCTCTCATGCTCGAACCGATCCACAACCGCCGGCCACTGCCGGTCAGCCAGGAGCCCAACGTGCCCGTACGCATCATCACAGCCGACGAGAGGCTTTCGGCCGCAGCCAACAAGACCTCGCTCGCCATCTTCGGCCCGCCAGGCTCGGGCAAAACCTCCCTGCTCAAGACGTTGCCCGCAGCTGACACCGTCTGCCTCGATCTCGAGGCTGGCATGAAGTCGGTGCAGGATTGGCCGGGCGGCAGCATTCCGGTCCGAAGCTTTTCGGATTTCCGCGACCTCGCCGTGCTGATCGGCGGGCCCGATCCGGCCGCCGACCCGAATGCCTGGTACAGCGCCCAGCATCACCAGCATGCCCGCAGTGTGTACGCCGGCACCGGCGTCGATGAGTACCTCGCCTCGAAGTCGATCGTGTTCGTCGACTCGATCACTGACCTCACCCGGCAAGCGATGGCCTACGCCAAGCAGCAGCCGGAAGCCTTCTCCGAGCGGACCGGCAAGCCGGATGTGCGGGGCGCCTATGGCCTGCTGGGGCGGGAAGTGATCCAGGCGCTAAAACATCTGCAGCATGCGGCCGGCAAGACCGTGATCTTCGTCGGCGTCCTGGAGAAGGTGACGGACGAATCCCACGCCGTCACCTGGCAGCCGCAGATGGAAGGTTCGAAGGCGGGGCGCGAACTGCCCGGCATCGTCGACCAGGTGATTTCCATGCACCTCTTTGCGCGCGATGCCGAGGGTGGCTTCGTGCTCGACGAGCGAGCGACCGAGCGCCGCCTCGTGTGTCGCGCCGGCAATCCCTTCGGCCTTCCCGCCAAAGATCGCTCGGGCCGACTCGATATGACCGAGGCCCCCGACCTTGGCGCGCTGCTCGCCAAGATCAATCGAACGGCATCGCCGTCATGGCCCGCATCGGGCTCCGCCGCCGGTGCCACCGCCTTTTCAGCCTGACCTTTCCAACACAGGAGAACGACGATGTACGACATGAACGATGCCGGCCCGCAGATGACGCCGACCAGTGACCTGGTCCCCGATGGGACCTTCGCCAAGCTGCGGATGGGCATCCGCCCGGGCGGCGCTCACGGTGCCACGGCGATGGATGCCGGCCTGCTCAAAGCCTCCCGGTCGAGCGATGCCAAGCTGCTCGACTGCGAGTTCACGGTGGTCGAAGGACCCTTTGCCCGGCGCAAGTTCTGGCAGATGTTCACCGTCTCCGGTGGCAAGCTCGATGACAAGGGCCAGTCCAAGGGCTGGAACATTTCCAAGGCCACCTTCCGCGCCATGATCGACAGCGCCCTGGGCCTCGATCCGCGCGACGAATCACCGACGGCCAAGCAGAAGCGGATCATCCAGGGGCTGAAACAGCTTGAGGGCATCGTGTTCGCCGGACGCATCATGGTCGAGCCCTCGTCCGACCCGCAATACAAGGACGGCAACAAGCTGGCTAACGTCGTGGTGCCGGGTGAGCCGGCCTACGCGGCCATCATGCGCGGAGAGTCCGTGGCCGCCGATCCGGTCAAGGCACGGGCCCGCAAGGCGCCGGCCGCGAGCTTGCAGGCGCCGGCGTGGAATGCACCTGCGGCCGCCGCAGACAAGCCCTGGTCGTCTCAGCCGACACCTGCTGCGCCAGCAGCTGCGCCCGTATCCGCGCCGCCGGCCTCGTCCCCGACCCCGGCTGGCCCTTCGTGGCTCAACGGCTGACCGCCATGACCGACGATGAATGGCAGGCACACGTGACCCGGGAAGCGGCGAGGGCGGTCGGCATATGGCTCGAAGGACGCGGGCGGCTTCACCAACCCATCGCCACGCTCACGCTCCCCGATCTGGAGGCCATGGCGACCAACGCCATCTCGCGCTTCGTCGTGCTGGGCATGGAGCGGATCAGGGATCGGCCGGCCGATGCCGGGGCCCTGACCCGGTTCTTGCTCGCATAGTGCCCTGCGCCCTGTGCGGCCGGGAGGCCGGTGGCTTCGGCTACGTCCACCGGCTGCTCTGGGATCACTTTCCTTATTACCGCTTCTGCTCGATGCGCTGCCTCGACGAGGGCTCGGCGCTGGCACGGGAGAATAACGGCATGATCGACAAGACTGCTCGTGAGATCGCGGCCCTGAAGGAGGCCCGCAAACCATTCGCCGAGGCGTTGACCGAGCTCGGCCTGATGGATGCCTTCCGTAATCGCACCGCGGCCGAGATCGACCAGCTGCTGGAGGCCGCGATCACCGGCTTCGTCGAGAGCATGCAGCGCCAGGGCGCCGTCAAGGAGCGGACCGGCACAACACTCGATGACCCAATGCCATTCTGAGGAGCGCTGCATGTTGGACCTGAATCACGGCTCCCGCGAGGCCTATGGCTTGCCGCCGGCCTCGTCCGTCGCCGACCGCATCAATGCGCTGATCGACAGCGCATTGGTCGATCGCAATGCTCGCCAGACACCCCGCACCTATCTCGGCGGCAGCCGCATCGGGGAGCCGTGCGCCCGCAAGCTGGTGTACGAGCTGACACGCGCCGAGATCGATGCTGACAAGGGCTTCGAAGGCCGCACGCTGCGCATCTTCGATGTCGGTCACCAGTTCGAGACGCTGTCGATCCGCTGGCTGCGCGCCGCCGGCTTCGACCTCCGCACCCACCGGCAGGATGGCGAGCAGTTCGGGTTCGCGACCGCCGATGGAAGAATCCGCGGCCACATCGATGGCGTGATCGTCGGCGGCCCCGACATCGGCATCGGTTGGCCCGCGCTTTGGGAGCACAAGGCCCTCAATGCCCGGTCCTGGGGTGATCTGGCGCGGCATGGAGTGCAGCGATCGAAGCCCGTCTACTTCGCCCAACTACAAGTCTACATGGCCTACATGGAGTTGGAGACCGCCCTGTTTACGGCGCTGAACAAGGATACGCAGGCGCTCCATCATGAGATCGTACCGCTCGATGTCAGGGCTGCACAGAACCTGTCCGACAAGGCTGTCGGAGTCCTCCGCGCCGCGGAGGCGGGCGAACTGCCGCCGCGCATTGCCTCGAACCCCGACTTCTATCTCTGTCGCTGGTGTGCCTATGCGCGGCGCTGCTGGGGGACGCGGGCATGATTGTCACCCCATCGGATATCCAGGCCCGCGCCATCGCCGCCATCAAAGAATGGTTCCAGAGCCGGTCTCACGAGCAGCAGGTATTTCGCCTGTTCGGCTATGCGGGAACAGGGAAGTCCACGGTCCTGAAGTTCGCCTTGGACGAACTGGGTCTCGATCCGCATCGCAGCGATCGTGCGGGAGGAAACTGTGTGCCGGGTGTCGTGACCGCGACCTTCACCGGCAAGGCGGCACTGGTCCTGCGCCGCAAGGGCACTCCGGCGCGGACCATCCATAGCCTGATCTACAGCGTCATCGCAGCGACCGAGGAAGAGGTCGCTGCGGCCGTCGTGAAGATCGAGGAGGCGGAGAAGAAGGCGCGCACTCTCTCCGGCTTCGACCGAACTGCCGCCGAGGCTGGCATCGAGGCAATGCGCCAGGCCCTGTCAGGCATGAAGAAGCCGAGCTTCGCGCTCAACCCTCAGAGCGATGCCGCCCATGCCCGGCTGATCGTGCTCGACGAGGTATCGATGGTCGGCGAGGAGATGGCCCGCGACCTGATGAGCTTCAAGAAGCCCATCCTTGTGCTGGGCGATCCCGGGCAATTACCGCCGATCCACGGCGCGGGCGCCTTCACCAAGGACGATCCCGACATCATGCTGACCGAAATCCATCGTCAGGCAGGCGAGAGTGCGATCATCCGGCTCGCGACCATGGCCCGGCAGGGCGAGCCGATTAGCTTTGGCCAGTACGATTCCTTCGTCGGGAAGATGCGCAAGACGGATGTCACGCCCGAGCAGGCCCTGCGCGGTGGTCAGGTCATCTGCGGCAAGAACGCGACCCGGCTGCAGCTCAACAATGCCATGCGTGCCGCCGCCGGCTTCGGTGGGACCTGGCTGCCGACGGGGCCCAGCGAGAAGATCATTTGCCTAAAAAACCAGAACGACCTCGGGCTGATCAACGGCATGTTCGTCACGCTCGACGACGTCGTCGACGAGGGCAGCCTGTTCTTCTCGGCCGCGGTGACCGACGAGGAGGGCAATCGCATCGGGCCACCGGGGCAGGATGGCAAGCCGGGACGCCTGCGCCTCTACAAGGGTCACTTCGAGGACCACGTCGCGTTCGATCGTCACCGTCACGACCGGGACTGGAAAGAGAAGCGTCATCTGACCGAAGCGACCTTCGGTTGGGCCATCACGGGGCACAAGTCTCAGGGGTCGCAATGGCAGAACGTGGTCGTCTGGGATGACGGCTTTGCTCGCACCGAAGAAGACCGCCGGCGCTGGCTCTATACGGTGATCACCCGTGCCGAGCAGGGGCTGGTGATCCTTGCCTGAGGGATCGGGCATCATCGACCTCAACGATGTCTGGCAGCCGCCCGTTCGTCTGGATCTTGCGGCGGTACGTGAGCGTCTGACGGCCACGGCGGAGGACTGGCTGCCGGACCTGTTTCCGCAGGCGCGGTTGTCATCGGACCGCAAGACGCTGCGCTGCGCAGATCTGTCCGGCCGCCCGCCGCGCAAGGACGGCTCTTGCATCATTCATCTGCGGGGGCCGCGGGCTGGCTGGGGTTACGATCACGCGACCGGCGAGTCGGCGGGACCGATCGACCTTGTTCACTACGCCACCGGGCTGTCCGACCGGGCGCTGTTCGAGGAGGCGGGACGGCTCGCGCGGATAGAACGTCCCGTGCGGGCCCGACCGGCGTCGTCGCAGTCAAACCGGCCGCGTGGCCATGCGCGAGAAGTGGCTCGCATCCTAAAGGGCTGCCAGCCGCTCGCCGGCTCGGTTGCCGAAACCTACCTGCAGAGCCGTGGACTAAAAGATCCCGCTTCGCCGGATCTGCGGTTCCATCCCGATTTGACCGACTACGAAACCAGGCGCGGCTGGCCCGGGATGGTCGCCGTCGTACGCGATGGTGCAGGCGCACCGACCGGCGGTATCCATCGGACCTTCCTGCTCGACGACGGCTCGGACAAGGCACCGGCAGGCAAGAAGATGCTGGATGCCGTGGCCGGCGGCTCGGTGCGGTTGTCGGCGCCGCCGGAAGACGGCCATCTGGCCATCGCCGAGGGCATTGAGACGGCGCTCGCGGCCCATTCAATCTTCGGGATACCGACGTGGGCTGCTCTCTCGGCCGACGGGTTACGGCGCTGGCAGTGGCCGGACGGCGTCGCGCGGGTGACCATCTTCGCCGATGCGGGCGATGTCGGCCCTCAGGCGGCGGCCACGTTGGTTGACCGGCTCAACGTCGCCAACATCCCGAGCCGGGTCGTCTTGCCGCTGCATGGCGACGACTTCAACGACGACCTGCGCCATGGCGCGACGGCGACCGACTATCCAGTCGGGGAGGAGATGGAGCCCGCGGTGGCGCCACCACCGGTGCCGGCAACGGTCGCCGAGTTCGAGGCTGTCGCGCGCGGGTTGGACAACCCGCCCGATGTATCGGCGCTCGGTACGCTGATCGGGCAGATGGTCATGGCCAGGCTCGACCCGTTGCCCGAGCGCCAGGTGTTGGCAGCGATCAAGACAGCCACCGGCATTCCCGTGTCGATCCTCGACAAGCAGATCGGTGAGCTGCGGCGCCGGCTGAACGGCACCGGCAACATCCACCACCGACCGATCCGCCCGCGCTGGGCCAACCAGCTGCGGCTGGACCTGACCGGTGCGCCCGAACGCAATGAGGCCAACGTCATCACGGCGCTCAGTTGCGACGAAGCCTTCGCCGGCGCCCTTGTGTTCGACGAGTTCCGGCAGGAGATCATGGTCGCACGGAAACTGCCCTGGGACGATCATGCCTTGCCGTTGCCCCGGCCGTGGGCGGACGCCGACGACGTCCGTTGCGCCGAGTGGCTGCAGCGCCGCGAGATCAATGTGCCTCCGGTCGTCGTCAGCCGCAGCGTTATCGCCGTGGCCCGCGATGTCCGCATCCATCCCGTGCGCGACTATCTGAACGGTCTCGTCTGGGACGGCATGCAGCGCCTCGATTCCTGGGCCCTGACCTATCTCGGCGCCGAAGACACGCCGCTCAACCGGGCCTTCGGTGCGCTGTGGGCCATCTCGGCTATCGCCCGCATCATGCAGCCCGGTGCCAAGGCCGACCACATGCTGATCCTCGAAGGCCCTCAGGGCGCCCGGAAATCCACGGCACTGAAAGTTCTGGCCGGCGCGGACTGGTTCACCGATGAGCTCGCCGAGATCGGCAGCAAGGATGCTGCCCAGCAGATGCGCGGCGTCTGGATCATCGAGATCGCCGAGCTGGACGCCATCGGCCGCGCCGAAGTCTCGCGCATCAAGGCGTTCCTGTCGCGCACCGTCGACCGCTATCGGCCGCCATACGGCCGCTACGTCGTCGACGTGCCGCGCCAGTGCGTGTTCGCCGGCAGCGTCAATCCCGACACCTACCTGCGCGACGAGACCGGCAATCGCCGCTTCTGGCCCCTGCGCTGCGGTGCGATCGATCTCGATGGCCTGCGACGCGACCGCGACCAGCTGTGGGCCGAGGCCGTCGTGCGCTACCGCGAGGGCGCGATCTGGTGGCTGCAGGACCCGGCACTGATTGCCATGGCTGAAGAGGCGCAGATAGAACGGATGCAGTCGGATGCCTGGGACGGCCTGATCGAGCGCTGGATTGGCTTCCAGCGTCGGCGGGTCAACCGCGGTTATGCTGGCTACGACGACTGGCAGGAAGAGGAGTTCCGACGGTCCTCTCCACTCTCCGACGTGTCGGTGGGCGAGATCCTCGAGCAGGCGATCGGTGTGGAGCCAGGGCACTGGTCTCGTGCGGACCAGATGCGGGTAACAGCCTGGCTGAAGGCCAATGGCTGGCGACGATATCAGGCGCGAGGAGATGTCGGTCGAGAATGGCGATATCGACGCTGAAGTTTTCTGTTACGGGAGGGGCCTTCGGGCCCTTTTTCTTGCCCGCTGTCACCAACCTCTGAGGGGAGGTTGGTGACAAGCCAGAGGTTGGTGGCAGGAAAAAGCCAATGAAATCAACGTTGTCACCAACGTCACCAACGTCACCAACGGGTCAGAGATGTAGACGTGGGAAATGGAAGTCCACGTCCTCTCTATGGACTTATTCCCAAGGAGAAGTGTTTGACCCCCGTTGGTGACAGAGAGGTTGGTGACAAGTGGGGTTAACTCTATGGAAACACTGAATAAACACGTGTCACCAACCTCTGTTTTTTCGGGAGGGGGTTGGTGACAACTACGCAGTCGCCCGCAGTCGCCCGCTCCGATGATCGATGTCGTTGTCGCGATGATGCGCAGGTCGTAGACTCCGCGTCGACCGAAGCCGAAGGCCCACGTCTCGTGAGCCTTCATGATGAATTTCTCCACCAGCATGCCGGCATCGCCGGCGCCTGCACCTCAGGTCCCTGAGCTCAGCAGCGCGAGCCTGCTCGCTCTGGACCTCGGCACCACCACGGGCTGGGCCATGGCGCCGCCCGACGGCGGCATCGTGAGCGGCACGGTGTCCTTTCGACCGAGCCGCTATGACGGCGGCGGGATCCGGTACCTTCGATTCCGGGCGTGGCTGGACTCGGTCGCGGAAGACGCCGACCGCATTGGTGCTGTGTACTACGAAGAAGTCCGCCGAGATCTCAGCACCGATGCCGCGCACGTGCACGGCGGCTTGCTGGCGACGCTGACCGCGTGGTGCGAGCAGAGGGCGATCGCGTACCAGGGCGTGCCCGTCGGCACGATCAAGCGGCACGTCACCGGCAAGGGCAACGCCGACAAGGCCGCCGTCGTCGCCGCCATCCGGGCCCGCGGCTTCAATCCCACCGACGACAACGAGGCGGATGCGCTGGCCATCCTCCTCTGGGCAACCGAGACGCATGGAGGCGTGCGATGAGCGCCGGCGGCATCCTGAAGCACGCAGCGGATGTCCTAGCCGAGCGCACCCAAACCTACGGCGCCCCGGACAAGGCGATGGCGGCCATCGCGGTGCGCTGGTCAATCACGCTCGGCCATCCGGTCACGCCGGCCGAGGTCGTGCTGTGCATGATCGACCTCAAGTTGACCCGCCTGGTACGCGATCCGAGGCATCAGGACTCGATCCTCGATATCGCGGGTTATGCCGCCGTGCTCAGCGAGGTGTCGCGATGAAGTGGGCACCGCGGGGTTACGGCGGCAATCGCCCGTCGCCCGAGTCCATCAAGCAGGAAGGCTGGCGGGCCCAGGGCGTCCTGGTCATCGAGGTCGACGATCAGCGTCTGACCTGGCCGGAGCGCGAGCTAGTGCGGCAACTCGGCGAGAGGCTCTACGGCGACAAGCAAGACCAGCAGGATGGTCGCCATGAATGACTGGACGCCGGCGATGGTCGAGGAGCGCCTGATCGAGGCGGCCGCGGTCCTGCGACGCCTGCCGCGAGAGCGGGGGCAGGGCTACTTCAGCACGTGGCCCCAGACGTTTGTCGAGTTCAGCGACCTCGTGGGCCAGACGCCTGAGCCCATGCGGTTGCCGCCGCCCTCGGCAGCCGCCATCACCCGCATGGACGCCGCCCTGCCATGGCTGCTGTGGCTGGCGCCGCTCGATGCGAAGATCGTATGGCGACGGGCCAGCTGCGAGCGCTGGAAGTCCATCTGCTGGTCGGTCGGGTTGGCGCGCGCCGCTGCGCATGAGCACTGGCTCTACGCTCTCTGCGTCATCGCGTGGCGGCTGAATGGCCGTACCGCACCGAAGGGCGTGGGGCGCCGGGAACTGATTGGTCGTCTCAGAGCTGCCAAGGAGAGGCAGGCATAGCCCCGTGATCCGTCCGCGTGTCCTGGACGGACGACGAAAGCCGGCGGCCACGCTATCGGCGTGACCGCCGACCTGTGCCGAGAGCGGACGCTACCCGGCGATCCGATACACGCGCCCACGGTCGTCGACCTTCTCGGAGTCGACCTTGAGGCCGAGCTTCTTCTTCAAGGCGCCGGACATCGCGCCACGTACTGTGTGCGACTGCCACGTCAGCGCCTTCACGATCTCGTCGATGGTGGCACCCTCGGGCCGCTTCAGCATCTCGATCAGCTTGGTCTGCTTGCTCGCGGCGCGAGGCGTGCCGGCCGTCGTGACGGCAGCCTTCGGCTTGGTGGCGCGCTTGGCGTGCGTGGCCTTCTTGGCGCGTGCGGTGGTTGAAGCTTTCGACATGGCGTGGACCCTCCGGTCATATGGGCCGCGACTGTCGCGACCCTGCTACTGAGCCGAGCCCCGCCGGCAATGCCTGGCGGGGCGGTCGCGAGAGGGTGCTCTACTTGGCGTGCTCGCCTTCTTTGAAGGCGCTGTCGGTGATGCGCTTCAGCAGTTCGGTGTAGTGGGCGAGGGTGCCGACGTCGGCCCAGGTGATCGCCTCGGGGTCGGCGCCAAAGTGGTCGTCGCTCAGCGCCGCGAGGCGGGCGAGCATCGAGTCGATCTCGGTCTTCCTGGTGATGTAGGCGTCGAGGGCGGTGCGGCGCATGTCGGTCTCCGTTGTTGGTGACCGCATAAGCGCTTCGATGCCGGCCCGAGCCAAGAGAACAAGCAGATCATCGCATTGCTATCTTCGGCGCATCACGATCACGGGATTACAAGCGCTGCAGCCGCGCGTCGGCTTGGCGCCCTTCATTTCGAGCCCCCCAAAACGGGCCGTTTCTTGGAGGCATTAGCGGACGGGAAATATTCGCCGGTGCTCGACGGCGGCGGACGCCTCAGAAGCTCCGACAGGGGCGCTTTCCCGGCCGTACCGCGCATCGCGGCGCTCTCGGCGGTCATTGTCGCCGTTCGCGTCGAGGCCCCAAAACAGGCCGTTTCTTGGTGGCATTGGCGGACGGGAAATATTCGCCAGACTGTGGTTTTGGAGCGGGGGAAAAATTCTCTGCGTGAGCCCCATGCCGGCAGCACACCCCAAAAGGCCCAAGGATCGGAGGCCCCCTCCCCTCGGGGGGCTGTTCTCTTCGGGCGGTCGTCGTCGGCCCTACGACCAGGGCGATAGACAAGGGTGGCGCAACTTTCGAGGACGAGAAGAAGAGCCGCTTGAAGAGCTGGCAGCAAGACGAGATCGTGCGATGGATACAAACAGAGGTACAAGCTGCCGTGACGCTTCTCAGCGTTACAGCAGCCTTGTAGCCGGCATTGCTCACATCTCGTCCTACGGTATTGCTCTTGAGACAGTAGCCGTGAGAACGACACCTCTACGGAGCAGGTCGAGCGGGTGGTGGACATGAGGTTGCCACGACGCGAAGTCGACTCCCGTCCGGATCCACGCAGTCAATTTCTCGCGTAACAGACGAAAGAGTGGACGGCTCGCCTGGCGCCGACCCGGAAGGTGGGGCAGAAGCAGGTGCGGGGGGCGTCGGGAGTGCCGCCGGTGTGACGGTCGCGCTTGTCCCGACTGGGGCCGCGTAAGGCGCTGTCGGTGTGGCTGAGGCGGCCGGCAATGATTGGACGGGAACGGGTGGCGCAGCGCCACACCTTTGCTCTGCCAGCGTACCCAGATATTGCTGCCGAGACTGTAGCGCCGCGACTTCCTTTGCTGCGGCTCCCTGAAAATCCATGGCGAACCAGACGGGCCAAATGAAGAGCCCGATGACGCCAGCCGCGACATTCTGGGCGACCTTTCCGCCTTCTTCGGATGCGAGTTCCTGGATTCGCTTCGTGTTCGCTTGCGCCTCGGCGTTGATCGCTGCGCAATCCATGTACCTATCATTGGGCTGAACGACAGCAACCGGCGCGGGAGGTCGGCCAGCACATGCAGACAAGGCCAGCGTGCCGACAAGCAGCGCTGCTACCATTCGCCCTGCGCTGCCTGACCTGCGCTTCCGGCAGTTGGGCTCAAGATTGCTCTCCAT